GCTTCTTCAAGTTCAGCTAGAACTTCAGCCTCAAGCTCCTCAATTGTTGTATCTAGTTCAGACATGGATTTCTCCTTATTTTTTGTTTATACTATTTATAAATTATAACATTTTAAGGAATTTAGCAAACTCTAACGCTTCTTTATTCGTTTGCCTTTTATGTTCTTTGACATCAAATTCCTTTTTCAATTTAGCAAGATGCGCTTCAACCAAAGCACCGTGATCCCATACCCACTCTTTACCTTCCATAACACCTTCTACAAAAGCGTTTGGAGCAGACGGGTCTGCAACAATATCAGCCGCAGTCGCTAAATAGAAATCATCTCTCACATAGTTAGCACCATTTCTTTGGTCTAAACTTCCCATGCCTCTAGAGGAAACTCCCAGTTTTGCACCTTCATCCATAAGGTTTTTAACTATTTCTCCCATAGGGGTTTTCAAAATCTTTGCCTCACCAATGAAATTCTTACCATCTGGTTTCAGTGATGTAACCATATGGGAGACGCGCTCAAGGTTGACTGTTGGGCCATCAGGATGTCCCAGTTCACCATACGCTCTGTTTTCTTTGATGAATTTTTCGTTATACCGATTTACTTCATTCGTTAGAATTTCCATAGGGTATACACGACCGTTTCTGTTTTTGATGTCTGCTTGCATGAAGACACCACGAATCTTGTAATTCTTGTCGCCGCTTTCTTTTTCTTCACAGATATACTGTACTTCTTCTACGGCTTCTGAAAATAATTTTACAACTTGCATCTCATATCCCCTATGATGTAAAGTTCTCGTCTTTACGAAGTTCAATAATCATTGAACCAGAAGAGTTACGCAAACTCAACTCCAAGTCACCAGAGGTTGCAGTTGTGTTTGTTGCGTTATTAGTAATAGGCCCCGCTGTCCCATCATAGTGTCCAGTTCCCGCAAGATTGATTGCGAGAGTATCAGATGATGCACCTTTGAATTCAATAAACGCCCAGTTTTGATCATCGTCAGCGACACCGCCGGTAATTGCCCACCAGATACGAGTGATATCTAATTTTGCACCATTCGCATGGCCATCAAGACCAGAAGCATCTAAGATATTATTATCTGAAGAAGCTTCATCATCCCAATTAACCAAAATGGTAACTTTACCGCCAGCACCGGAGGCATTAACCACTGTATCTTTTAATGTTCTAGTTGCAACAGCCATCCTCTAACTCCTTAAATCGAAAGCATTTCTTTTTCAAAGTATGCCATAATTTGTTTTTCTGGCACTTTATATTTTTTTGATGCGTCTTTTATTACTTTGTCAAAACTATTTAGGAAATCTGAAGGTTTAGAATCCATTACCTTAAAAATAGAATCAACAGCATCTTTCATCTTTGGAGAAAGTTTTTTATACTCCTTAGATGTTTTATGTTCATCTTTCTCAACGACAGATGTATACATGTTTTCAAATTTCTGTTTCATTTACGGATCTCCAACCAAAACAGTGTCTAATCCGGATGCTGTAGATGGAACACAATGTGGTAATCCAGATGGACACAGATCATCTGCGACTGCACTATCAGGCGTATGATTACAAACCATTTTACCAGCAACATAAACAAAATTAGAAACAGCAGTTAAACCACCATTATTATGACTATTTGGATCTCCAAGTGATGCTACTAATTTTCCTCCAGCAAAAGTATGGTCTTGGTTTGTCACAACTGTAGTTGCACCACAAACTCTTGCATCATCATGCCTATGAATTTTTGCGACGGCCACTATTCTTCCTCAGTTTCTACACTCTTGGTATTCACAAAAGTTGCAGCCAATTCTTTTCTTCTATCTTCTAAAGCATCACTCACTTTATGAGAGATCGCATGTTTAAATGCATCCTCTGCTTCTATATTGTTACCACCTGATACCATATCTACAAATTCTCTACTCGTCACTGTTGCTCTCCTTCATCAGCATTTGGATCCATACCATAGGCAAGTGCTGCTCTATCTCCAGCATCCATTTCTGGATCAACTGCCATGCCAGCTGGATCTGTTGGGTATCTTTGGATACCATCACCACCATCGTTCGGCACACCACCATCCATTGGATCTTTTTCTGCCTCAGATGCAATTTGGTCACGCATTTCAGCTATCTCCGCATCATTCATACGCAACACATGTTTCAAAACATATTCTTTACTGAAGAATGTTCCAATATATGATTCTATATTTTGTAGCGTGCTAATACGATCATTCAACAACTCTGCTTCTTTCAGTTCTGCAAAATGACCATCTTTAAGAAAATCATATTGAATATGTTCTTTCATTATATCCCAGTCTTCCAAGGAAATAACACCCTTTAGCAACAACTGAGTTTTCAAAACGTCTGTAAAGAGATGAACAAACTTCTTTCTTAGTTTCTGAATAAACTTGGTAAATTTGAGTTCATCTCTTGTAATGTCTGTGCTTCTACCAAGACTAAAATTTGATTCCGATTCAAGTCTGGAAATAGGAACATTCAATGAACGATAAAGTTTCTTCTGGAAATATTGAATATCATCAATCTCACCAAGATTAGAACCGCCGGGCAATGTTGTGATCTCTGTGCCTCGACCACCTTCTCTTCGTGGAAGCCAAAAGTCTTCCAACATGCTCATATGATTTCTATCATCTCGTATCTCACCAGTTGATGCATCATAGACCAACTTGTTGCGATAACGATTCATCACATCTTTGAGATATTGTTCTGCTTTTATCTTAGGAAGATTGCCAACATCAATATAGAATATACGACGCTCAGGAGCCCTAGAAATACGATAGATAACCAACGCATCTTCAATCATCCTCAATTGGTTGACAGGTTTGATTGCTTTGTGTAAGTAAGATAAAACCTTACCACTGTTTTGATCAATTACACCAGAAGGGCAATACGTTATTGCGTCATCAGAAATTCTAATTCCCTGTTGAGCTCCACCATATCCGGCAGAATGCAATCCTTTTTCATTATAGATGTAATACTCTTCAATCTTCTTAATCTTATCTACACCAGTAGCTTGATCTTTCTCTTTCTTTACTTCCCTTACTTTTTTAATTTTAGTCGCATCAATATATCGTAATGAAGTTATGCCCCTTTTAGGATTTTTAGGGTCAATAACTTTATGGAAAAAAATTCTTCCATCAACATACCAACGTCTAAAGATATCATGACCTTTTTGTTCAAATTCTAAAAGAGAAAGGACACTATCAAATTCTTTGCGAATAAGTCTTTTAATTTTTTCTGGATAGGGAAGTCTGTCAAGAGTAACCATGACAGACTGAGAAAATTCATCTGAGGTTATCGATTCATTAACAATATCTTCGACTGCACTGTCACATTCTGGTTGTTGTGCAATATCTCTATAACGTCGAATTAAATCTAGCTCGGTTCTTTCTCGTCCATCCGTATCAAGAACAGAAGAGAAAAAACCGCCACCAGCGACTTCGATGCTACCGTCGTCAGGAGTCGGGACAGTGAAAGTATCTCCACTGTCCTGAGCCCCTTTTCGAGTAATACTAAAACCAAATAACTCTGCCATTATATCTCCTTACTACTACTATTTAGTAGTTAGAAATATATAGTCAGTCACTAAAATGGACCAGACGGTGCATCTGCAATGACAGCATCAGTGACAAAGTGTTGATATCTAAATGTTACATCAAAAGTTTCAATCGTATCTGAAGTGCCAGCAGCTAAGTCAATCGCACTAATCTCTGTCGGAAACGCATTGACAAAGGTGTATGTTTTCAACACTGCATCATCTCTGTCAAGTTGCGAGACTTTAAGGTCAGCAGTATATTCATCATGAAGGGTCAAACCTTGACCCGTGACAAGATTATTCATACTGTTATTCCACCGTTCCATTGCGTTTCTGATAGCAAAGTTTGTGTCGTTTAAGAAAGTTACAGTCCATGTCTCAAATGTTCTATCAGCAGGGATAAACAATGAACGACCTCTAAACGGAACTTCAACCTCAGCGATTGTCATTCCTGGCAACTGAGCAGCCGTGCACAAAAACGCAGCATTTCTTGTATCAAGACCAACAGCACCAGCAGGAGGATTATTAATCTCAACGCGATATTGGTTATTTCTAGCGCCACCACCAAGTAGTTGTGACCTAAATTCGTCTAATGTTCCAACCATTTTCGTTGCTCCTTATTAGAATCTACCGATAACTTCGTTGAATTCGACACCAGTTCGAACGGCAACAAAGTTAAGAGTAATAAAGTTAATAGACCTTGCTGGTTTGATGTAAATGTCAGCAACAAATTCGTTTCTGTCAACTACTTCACCTGTATTGTTCGTAGCATCGCAGACCACCGCAAAATCAGTGATACCTCTACGACCTTGAACATCTCGCAAGAAAGGCTCTACCAAGTTACGGAACTGTGCTCTTGTAAATTCATCGTTGAATTCAAAGAGCGTAAACTTGGCAGCAGTTGCGATTGCTTTTTCAAGAACCAAGAACAAACGACGAACGTTGATTCTGTCAAACGCACTTGGTTTTGTTTGAGCAGTCTTGTCACCAAAAAGAACCACACCCTGGCCAGGGAAATCAACAACAGGGTTGATTCGAGCCTTGTAGAGAATATCTCTTTCAGACTGTTTTGGATTGTAAGCAACTTTAATCGCACCACGAATGTTACCACGATTGTAACCGCCTGGTGAGAACCATGCATCAGCAACTCTGTCCGTGTTTGCACAGACTCCAGCAATGTCACCGTTCAAAGGAACATAACGCAACACATCATTGTACTTATCATACATCTGTTTATAACCACTGTCGTATACAATATACGAAGACGATGGCAATGTATCAAACGAATCCTTTACATTTACTGTTTGCGTGTTTGAACTCTGAACATTAACAACCGCCTGACGAGCAGGAGAGATGAAACCAACACAGTCCTTGCGAAGTTCACAAAGGTCTGTAATCATCGTACCATGTGTGTCAAACTCATCACCAGATGTACCGAACGATGAACCAGTGACCGTTACCGAAGGTCCACCAAGAACAAAGTTGATGTCGTGAGCTTCTGTGTCTGCGAACAAGTCATATGCTGTTCTCTTCTCACCAAGAGTCAAAGAATAATCGTCTGTTCCACCAGTCAACCCATCATATGTCGGTGTGTCAACAGCAGTGAACGCACCAGCACCAGAACCGGAGTCCTGAATAACGTTATCTCCAGCATTTGAACTAGAACCATCTGTACCATCTAAAAGAACAGCATCACCTTCATCTGAACTACTAGAATCTGTACCGTTAAGGATAATGTTGTTACTTGCATCCAAGTCACTACCCCAGTTAGTACCAGAAGAAAGATGATCCATCCAATAGATATTTGCAGATTGCGTATAAATCACATCAGGATAGTAGTTTGTTCCACCTTGAGCTGTTTTAGCTTTAGGATTTTTGGAAAGTGCTGAATATGTTTCTAGAACCGAGTCGCCTCTTTGTCCAGCAACACTTTCACTGAATCCAGTAATCTTACCTGTTGTGTCATAAACAACAACGTGCAGTTCATCAGCTGTACCGCGGCCTTCCTTAGTAGACCAGTCAGATGTGCCAGGTGCAGAATCAAACAAGTCGTAGAACTTCCAACGTCTACGAATGAAGGAATTGTCAGCAAGTGCTGCAACCAATCCAGTTCCATTCGGATTGTCTAGTTCACGAATTGTGATTGTGTTGTTTGCTGTGTCACGAGCAGTGACCTCATATTCTCTACCTGCATGACCACTAGCCGGAGTACCGAATCCACTGTCTGTGAAGAAAGAAACGATGTCACCAACGTTAATAGCGTTGTCTGCAAGATCAACGTCATCAACAGTAACAGATGTTGCACCGTTAGATGCCGCACCGTTAACTTGGTTTGCCCCTGTAATGTTCTGCGAAAATGCTGTAGCAGTTGCACAAATGGAAACCGCGAGAGAGTTGCCCCAATCACCAGCAGTTCTTGCGGCCCAAGGACCAACAGTTCCTTGACCATCTCTATAAGAACCCGAATAATGATCAGTATCTCTAATCAACACGCCTAGTTCAGATGCAGCATTTAGAACACCAGACTCAGCCCGGACAACTTTGAGCGCATTGGAATACTGCAAAAAGTTTGCAGCAGTGAACCAATATTCAAAGTTATCACCATTAGGTTCGCCAAAAATACTTCTTAGTTCTTCTTCAGAACCAATATTAACAACGGTTGCAACCGGGCCCTTTTCAAAAGGTCCAGCAACTGCGCCAATATTTGTTTGTACGGCGGGTATGATATTAGTGAGATCGATTTCTTTAACATGTACGCCTGGAGAGACTAAAAAACCCATTTCTCGTACTCCTTACAATTGTAGAGTCTAAAAACTCTTTGTTATTCTTGTTATTATTTATAAAAATAAGTTTTCTAAAACCGTGTTTTTATATGTTGCAAATCTTATAAATATGCACATGTCATCACACTATGATAAGTATAAAGACACTATAAAGAAAGTTGCGAAACGTAACTATAGACAACGCATAGTGTGGCTCAACGAATACCTTGCTGACAAGTCCTGTGTTCATTGTGGTGAAAGCGAAACTGTTTGTTTAAAGTTCTACCCACACAACAATGAAATTAGAAAACTTACTCAACGCAAAGGTATGAACGAAGAGAGTCGTGAAGAATCAATTCAATTGATAAAGAATTCAAAAATTGTTTGTGCAAATTGTTTCATTAAATTAGAATCTGATCTAATTGAGTTTATTTAGTGTTTTACCAATTTGTATTATAATCTCTAACAACTGGTGTCCAGCGGGTTCCGTATTCATCTATAGTATCTTCAAAGGGATCGTCTATACCATTGACAATGAAACCAAATGGAGCCATGTCCTGTTCTAACATGTCCTGTTGTTCTCTTATCATAGTTCTTCGAATATCATTATCAGTGAGTTCTTTGAAATAAGTCTGGTCTGTTGCCCAGGCAAACATAAACATACACGCAACCAAATCATCATTACAACCATCGTCTGCTTGATAGGATGAACCTCTGACTATAAAAGTAGACAGTTCATTGACAGCATCATAATCTTCTATTATTAGTTTGTTGTCCTCTATCAACTGTTTAAGATTAGAGCAACCAATCTTTTTGACAGCCTTGGTTGTTCTTACACCCAATTGTGCTCTGCCACCTGAGAAGCCCGCTCCAAGGATTTGTCCGGCCCGTCCTCGCATCGAAGCCATTACTAGGTTGTCATACTCAAGGTCAAACTGTAAAGCGTTAGCGACCTGCTCACCTATGTCATTCACCTCTACCATCACATATGCTTGATTATATGCCTTTGCAACTTCATGTATCTTTGTGGGAAACAGAAGCGGTTTGATCTCATTATCTCTAAACTTCGCAACCACCTTATATGGTATTTCAGTTACATCAAAGACTACAAAGGCAGAATAGTCATTTGAGGTTCCACGAGAAACATCAGCTGTTATCATGTACACATTATTATTTTCTGGTCGAACATAAATATCCAACCCTGCATTTGATTGAATTGGGTTTCTGTATACTAAAGTTTTTAACCTACGTGAGCTTATTAAAGTATCAATTGAACCTAGAAACTCACATTCAAACTCAGAGTTAAATTGTGACTCTGAAGTATTTCGTATTGTTTCTTTCTTCCACTCTTCATCACGGCCAGGAACTTCACTCCAATGAACTTCTGTTGCAATATAATCATTTCGTCTTTCCTGTGCATCTACCCATATCTTATAGAACATGTTCATACCATGTGGTGTAGAAACAATGATAACCTTTGTATTTTGACCAGAGGTAATGGTAGGATAGACAGATGCAAAGAATTGCTCTGCAACGTTAGAAGGAACAAACGCAAACTCATCAAGGAAAATAATGTTATAAGAACCACCACGAATAGCACTTGAGGAAGTGGCAGCAGCAATAATCTTACTACCGTTCTCTAATTCAATATTACCCTTGTTCCAAGCAATAATACCCTGTTGCATCCATTTAGGAAGATTTTCATATGCAAGTTGTAGTCTACTAAGAATATCTCTTGCCGTGACTGACTTATTTGCAAGAACAGCAATGTTTACATTTGCATTGAATAATGCATAATGCAAAAGATATGAGATGATAATAGTTGACTTGCCTGACTGTCTAGGTAGTTTAAAAATAGAAAACCTATTATCGTGCATGGTTGAAACCATGTCCTCTTGAAAACCATACATCTCAAATGGGACTAGTCCGTGGTCAAGAGAAACGATTTGAACATAGTTCTTAATAAAGTAAAGTGGGTCTTCTGCACACTTACCATATTCGATAATGTTCTCTTTTGTGAACTCTACCGGAGTATTTGTTTTCTTGAGATTAGGATTACCCAGATATTGGTTTTGATCAGCCATACTCATATTTAG